CTTTAGGAGTTCATCGGAAGGATCTTTCTCTAGTAGCTTAGCAACCTTTGCACGACCAGCTCCAATAATCTTTGCTGCTTTCTCAACGGCTGCTTGACCTGCTTCATCTTGATCGAAGAATAGTACAACTGTTTCGAACCGTCTAATGAAAGACAGTTGCTCAAGTAATACTTTAGTTCCAGATGCAGAAGGTATTGATACTACTGGGTAGATCTTACCATACTTATCGTAGAATGCCTGAGCAACTGCGCAAGCATCTAGTTCACCTTCAGTAATTACAAGAGACTTCCCACCCATAGCTTGGGTCTGACCGAATAGTTCGGTATCTTTAAAGTCACCTTGAATATAAAAGGTTTTAGGTAACTGCCGTTCTTTATAGGCAATTACTTTTCCATCCTTAGTATATGGATAGAAGTGTGAGCCACCTGAACCATCAGGATTGACTGCCATTTTAATTCCGAAATGATCGACAACTGCCTTACTAATACCTCGAGAGGTAATGGCAAAGCTGTTAAGATCCATAATCTCAGCTAGCTTATTAGTTGAGGTTGCAGTAGGTATGCTATTGAAATCATTCATTTCTTTTGATACTTTCTTATCTGAATAGTTACATGAAAAACAGTATCCACCATCCTCATAGATTGTAAACGCATCTGATGAATCGCAGTTAGGACATTCTGTTTGTGTATATCTAGTCATCTCCAGAGCCTTTCTTCCTTAGCTTGTCGGGTCTGTTTCCGTTTTATAGAACTCGCTTGCCGCTTCTGCAACCGCCGTTCCTTCCTGTATTTTTGATTCTGATATTCGTCCCACTCTAACGTAGAGGAACTCTCTTCCTTTAGGGACGATTGTTTTATGTAGTTCTGCATGATACACCTTGTTATCATTGAACTCCTCGAAGATACCTTGGTACGTATCAAGGAGTGGTTTAATTACATTATCAATATCAGCTGCTCGATTTGAGAAGCCTGCTACAATATAGAACTCAACTTGATCATCACCGAAGGGCCACTCGACCCCTCGGATTTCATCACGTAGTTCATTCTGATAGTCGATGTATATCCTCTGCTTGATCGACTTGTTGCGATACGTCATGTTGTTTGCTGACAGAGGCTTCACCGTAAAGGTGTGTTCTAATATCGTCATATTCCTTCCATGATGTTAGCATCTTAAGTAGTTGATAGCTAATGTCTAGTTGTTTAAGCGAACCACCATGACCACGCCAAGCAGCTTTAACTCTATTCCATCTGCGTTTTTCAGGTATACCTTGGAGAATCTTCTCCGCTTTCTTAGGTCCAATACCTTTAAGCCCTGGGATATTGTCTGCGCTGTCACCAGTTAAACACTGAAGCATAAGACGTAAGTGTCCTTCATCATCATCGATGAATTGCCATGTGTCTTTACCGTAGTTATAGTGGTTACCTGGTATCTGTAGTAAGTCTTTATCAATACCACAGATAACGTACTGATCTTCATTCTCTCTAGCTTCATACGCCCAGATTGCAACAAGATCATCGGCTTCCATACCATCAGCAGCTATTGCACCATTGTCAATAGAGTATCGGTGTAAAAAGTTTAGCTTATCTTTTATGTCTTGATCTAGGTTTGGACGATGACTCTTATATTCTTTATACAAATCCTTACGGAAGTTACCATTGCCTTTAACAGCATAGTATGTATTGAAGGTTTCATCTTCGTCAAAGAGGTTCGCTAGCTTATTCTTAACTGTTAGTTCCATCTTTCGACAGAAGCTATCGTAGTTTTTGCGTAGATCGGATTCACTCTTAGCACCATATGCTACCTTAAAGAAAATAGAATCAGCATCGACTAGCATGTTTATATTTTTGCTGGACTCCATTGGACCTCCATTCCTACTTCTGTTCCGAGGATTGTCGGATACATTGGATTTTTATCGGTGTGTTCGTCGTAATAGTTTTTAATATCTTTTACAACATGACCTTTACTTGTATGATAGCAAGCAACCATATGCTTCCATTCAGATAAGCTATAGTTATCTGGTTTAGGATGCAGTGTATAGTTGTAGCCATTGATTAAATCATTTTTCAACATTGGATTTCTTTCTTGATACTTCAGTTACATGTACTTCCCAAATACCTGGTTGATTACGGGCAACCTCGCAAGCCTCAGCAAAAGTATTATACTCTTGCTTAAGCACTTGCTTAGAGATCGGAGAATACAAATGATACTTAGTGAACGTCTGCATAATTGTTACCGATTGAACCTTCGCCTGCCATGATGTTTACATTAACTTGCTTAGGTCCTTCTGCAAATGAAGCAGTTAGGATTTCTAGTACACGCTCAGCATCTTTCTCAGCAACAGACCAAGCAACTTCATCATGATAATACAAACGAGGTTGTGCATCTAATCCTTCTTCACGGATCTTAGCGATTTGATATGCTACTGCAGACTTAGTTGTGATAGCTTCGCATGATTGCAGCAAGTAGTTTAGGGTTTGATAAGGCTGGGGTGTGTATACACGTCGCCCATCTAAGCCTGGGATATAACCCTCAGGTCCGTATGTAGATGTTTGTTTCCAGATTGTTTCAATCTTTTCTTTCAATCCTTTCAATCCTGGAATAGCATCTCCATACTTCTCAATAGATTCGTTACCAGCTTTAACAATCTTCTTACCTGTTAGTACTTGGCCTAGCTTTGTAGGGCCAGCTCCAAACAAGAATGCGTAGATCCAGGTCTTAGCTGTACGTCGATCAGTCCCAATGATGTCTGCATTATACTGATGGATATCTCCAGATAGGATTTGATCCGTTAGGTTCTGATCATTAACATAATGTGCAAGAGATCTGAATTGATTACCACTAGAATCAGCACCTACAATCTTACGACCAGGTTCAGCGATCAAACATTCACGAAGGTCTTTACCCCATGGCGCATTGACTGCTGGGAGATTAGCAATAACTTCATGACGACAACGGAATGTAGGTGTACCGACAACCCATAACCGACCATGTAATCTACCATCTCTTAGCTCACGGAACCAACCTTCAAGCACACCCTTACGTGAGCGCAGTGTAGTCCACTCATCGATGAGTACGCCGTGTTCACCGCACTTAGCAAGCGAGGTGGAGGTTAGCTTAGGTGATTTCTTTTCCCAGCCATGTACACCTCGCTCCATTTTCCAGTCATCTGGTTCCCAGCCAATAGAGTATAGATACTCTTTGACTTGATCCATATTACCGAGAGTTGCTTTGACAACTTCTTTACGTTGGAACTCACGACCTGCAGCTAGCATGTGTGTGTCAGTAATAGCCACTGGTTTCTTAAAGTATTCACTAAGCATCCGTGCTGTAGTTGCAGTGTAGTCACCTTTCTTTGTGAACTTCGGAGTCTTAGGAATCTTATCGATGTACTTAGTAATAGGTGGTAGATGTGGTTCAACCTTACCTTCGATATATTTCATCCGAGAAATGATATCATGTAAGGTACTCTTACCTTTCTCTGTATCAAACTGCCAACCATAATGGCGACAGTAAGCATCGAACTTAGCAGCTTCCATCTCAGCACTAATACCAGCACGAATTAATGGTTGCTTCTCAGCTAGTGCTGTAAGTTCTTCCATGAGCTTCTTAAATACAACAGTGTTTAGCTGTACGTCACGCTTACAGTATTCCATCATCTCTTCTGAGAAGTTATCGAAATCACTGAACTCAAACTTGGGATAGCCGAGATGCTCGCCCCAACCTGCAAGACCATGCTTATGCGGTCTGCGATAGTTGAGAACCTGCGATGCAATCCATGTATCGAAGAACTTCTTATGATACAAATCAATCCCATAAATCTTTAGGATTTGTAAAGCATCAAAGCCGATACCGTTATGTGCAACAAGTAGCTCGGCGTTTTGTAGCATAGATAAGCCAGTCTTGATGTCACCATTATACTTATCAGAGTGATCAGTATATCGCATGATCCGACCAGTATCAATGTCTTCTAAGATTAAACACCAGATCTTTGTAGCATTTAATCCGTCAGTTTCAATGTCAAATGTTACCCTCATTAGATTCCTTTCCATTATCGCATGGCGGGCAGACAGTCATATCACTGTCAATTTCCATACGATAATATTTCTCTTTACACTTTGTGCATTTAAAAGTTTTAAACGGTTTATCCGTTAAGTGATCAAGCTTATTCCTCATACGGCTGTGCAACTTTTCTAACATCAACATAATAACCGCTGTTATAATGTGATGGCCGGACATTCTTTAGGAAATCCATATATGATAGAGAACCTACTACTCTTACTTCAACCTCGTCACCGACTTTAAGCAGTCGGTCTGGACGAGATACCCATTCAACAAATAAGAATGTCTCAAGGTCTGTTGCTTGCCATGCAAGATACGCCATCTTCTTATGGGCGATGTTGTAATACTTATGTACGAACTTAACATCTACATTACCGTAGACGTCAGATACACCATCGACTTTCCATGAATCATGTGAATCCCATTGATCTGTTTTAATCATATGGTACTCAAAGATTTCACATTCGATATCACGAAGAAGTTGTTCCTTGCTACGTGTACCTGGGTTATAGATTTCAGCACGCTCATAACACTGGTCAATGAACTCTTGAGTGACTTTAATTTTCATTAGTCTTCCTTTCTTGGAAAGATTCTTGTGAGGAAACCTGTAGTGTGCGTATGGTCTGGTCCAACCCATCCCTCAGGTTTAATAAGGTCAGGAAGACCCAGAGGGTTGGGACGCGAAGGCTTAACACCAGGCTCTTTCGCCATGTTGGCGTCCATGACTTCAGCCCAAGCACCATCGGCGTCACAGCCGAATGCATCCAGTGTACCAATGGCGATAACACATAGGTCGATAAGGCCATCAACAATTTCTTGAGGATCACCTTCTTTAAATGCTTTTTCTGTTTCATTTAATTCTTCTTTCAGAAAGTTAATACGAAACTCTAAGAACTTCTTCATTGCTTCGGTATCATCTTTGATAAGTTGTTTATCAACCCATTCATTAACACCGAACTTTGCGTGCATGTCTTGAATATGGTAATGCCACGGAACATCTTGTCGTGTGTTATACATCATTAATCCTTTACATTATATTTGATTGCGTCTTCGTATTTATATTCAGTAAGCTCTAAGCCATCTGGCTTAAATGAATATACATCTGATTGACTTTTAAGTTTGTATTTAGGCGGAGCCCAAGGCAATCTGCGGATCTGTTTAGTTGCAGCATTGATATGCTCTTGATAGATATGAGCATCTCCTACAATGAATTTAACATTCCCAGGAGTATAGCCAGCCACATCAGCAAAACATAAAAGCATAACTGAAGCAAGAACCACATCGCTGGGAACACCCACCATCCAGTCTCCGGATCTTTGGATCCATAGTAAATCCAATGAGTTACCGTTAGCGTAAAACTGGTAATTGTGGTGACAACAGGGAAGACTAAGATCATTGAGTTTATCAGGACGCCACCCACTAATAACCATACGGCGATCAGCTGGATTGTTACGCAAACTATCAATGACATGCGCCATTTGGTCGACACCGTTGAAGTCACGCCATGCATTACCGTAGTCAACATTGATTGTACCATCTTCATTAGCCCATTGGTTCCAATAGTTACAGCCCCATTCTTCAAAGTCTTTAATATGCTTAGGTCCTCTAATCATTGCAGCGTATTCGCCAAGCACACCTTTGTAAAACATACGGCGTGTTGTTAGCAATGGGAAGAAACCATCGGTTAGATTAAAGTCTAGGGTTTGGAATGGCAAAGACCGAGTGACTGCATTACGCGTTTCCCGGTCTAGCCCATTATTTATAATTGTTTTAGCGATACGTAAGTATTGCGCTTCAAGAGTCCAAGCCATCTTGGTTCCTTTCTATTAGTCAACAAGTCGTAGGATCTTCTCACCGTATACATGCAGCACACCGCGGTCATCTTCAACTACTAATCGAATTACACCGCTGAGTTTAGGGAAGGTAGCTACTACATGACCTACAAATGTATAGTCACCGCCAACTTTCTCGACCTTATCTCCAACTTTAAATTTCATTCTATCCTCACTTTTTATTTCATTACTACAAACACGACAGTGCATTCGTAGATCTTTAAACTTTTCTAGTATGTGCTGCTTGTTATGGCAGTGCTTACAAAGGTATATCATTCTTTTTATTTTCTAGGTAAGCTGCAAACATCGCACAATATACTGCCATATCTACCAAGGTATCTTCAAGTGCTTCGAAGTTTGTTTCCTGATCACCTTCAACAATATTACGCATACGTAGATACTTGGTATGAATCATGTGGACATAGGATTTTTCTCCGAATGGGAAGTAATCTTCTTCTGTCCAGGTACCGCCTTGGTAATCTTTAGACTTTTGTTCTTTAAGTTCAGCTGCTTCATGCAGAATTTGTACTGCAGTTACTTTAGCCATCTTTGGCTCCTTTCTTTTCTTCTTTGGAAAGGCGGCGATAGCCGACTTTTCTTTATTTTCAATTTCTTTTATGATCCTTAGATAGTCTGTCATATTTTATTTTCCTTCAGCATACTCGGGATGTGGGTTAGTAAAATTAAATGTCTCCTTAAAGACCACTTAACTTGGAGGTTAACAATGGGATACGAGAATTGCGGGAAACACCCGAACTCCCTGAAACATCTCAAGCCCTATATGGACTCTGAGAAAGCTCGCGAGATGCAAGCAAAGGGTGCGGAAACGCGAAGACGGAATAAAGCATTACGAGAAGCTATGAAATTATCAGCGTCGGAATTTAAGAAAATCCGAGATGATATTATTACTGAGATGCCAACAGCAGTAGAGATCTTAAAGGTGCAGCTTATTAAAGCAATGCAAGCTGAGGATCAGGAAACTATTGAGCGTTTAGCGATTGCGTTAGCAGAATATGAGCAGCCAAAGCTGCAGAGAGTTGACCAAACTACGAGACAACTTGATGCGTCGTCAATGACCGAAGAGGAACTTGACCGCAAAATCAGAGAACTCTCGGATGTGGGTTCGTAAAAATTAGATAAAGCCACTAGAGATACATAAAGTATTTCTAGTGGCTTTTTAATTTCATTCTAAAATAGCTAGGAATGTGTGATAGAGGCCTACAAATGCATAGAAGTATATGACGAAGTTAGCTAAGGTAATTGTTAGATTTTTTGTATTCATTAGGCTGGCCTTGGTGCGAATTGACCACGGGTT